TAGTAGATTTAGCTTGGTCAGGTGGTTTAGTAGTCGGTATTCAACATACTGACACAGCAGTGATTGAGACAGCTGAAGATGAATATGAGTTTTGTAATGCAATCATTATTAGCTTAGGATTCTTCAACATCTCCTTCTTGTTTATCTAACAAAAAGAAAGCCCACTCAAAAGGTGGGCTTTTTAGCAACTACCGAGGAATCCTCGGTAGATCGTTTAAGCTTGTTTATTGTATACTCCTCGTATACTTAACTTAGCTTTATTGTATACTTATACCTACGCCTTGTCAGGCTTTCTACAAGGCTATGCCTTTTTATACTCTTCTTCAGTCAAGATACCAGCTTTATATTTGTTATCAGGTTTGAAGATAGTAAGGTTTTGTTGTCTCATCTCAGGTGCAAAGCTAATATGTACCCAACGTCCAAACTCGTGAATTATTTGGTCGTATTTGATACCAGACGCTTCAATAGCTTTAGCAACATCATAAGGCTTGCCAAAGCTGGCACTAGTAAAATCAATAGCCCAACCGTCCATATGAGAAGATTTTCCAGAGCCTCCAACAGCAATATTGACCGCTGGTAGACGTAACCACGAATTAACCGTAATCGGTTTTCCCAACAAAGCACGTACTTTCTCCATTCCTACAGCTGCTGCCTTCATGTTCTCCAACTGGAGCGTAGAAGGTTGATTGTCGATACCTTGACGAATAGCTGTATCAGAGTGTGTTGCTTCTTCTAAGGTAAAATGAGTTGAGAGTTGCATAATTATTCTCCGCAGTAAGCGCCACGTCTAAACCATTCTTTTCTGGCATTACAGTTGGCGCATAATAATTGATATTCGTCTTTAGGATAACCAGCTTTAATTATTTGACTGTAAAGCTCGTTTCCTGTGACACGTCTTCCCTTCTTATCGACATGATCTTTACCGTTGTTTTTCACATGGTCAATTTGAAGAACTAAAGGATCAGCTTCTCCACATTCGTTACAACAACCGCCATAGTTTTCATAGACTTTTAGTTTATTTGCCCATCTACGAAGTTGACTATTTCGGTTTATCTTGTCCCAAGCTGCTGGAGTGATCCAAACCTCTTTATTGTCTTGATAACAGTTAAAACGTTTCCCATCCTCACGTAAGGTTCCACGTTTAATCCGTTTCTGCATAGTGATTATTCTCCTTCTGGTTTAGCAGGTGTTACAGCAGAGCCTTTACGACCAGAGATAGCACCCATAGCACCGACACCCATGAAAGCAATAGCCTTCAAGATTTCAAGGAATACAGCGTCAATAGGAGCTAAGTCACCTGTCTGCTCTTCAAAACCAATGAGCCACAAGACACCAAAGGCAATAATCATCACCATACAGGTAATAGAACGTACGACAAAGCTCCAAGTACGGATTTCAATCTCTTGTTCTGTCAAAGGTGGTTTGTTAATCCACTGTTGAATTAGTTCTTTCATTTGTTTTTCTTCTCCATGATTTTCTCAGCCGTACGGCCACCAAAGTAGGCAAGCATAATCAGTTGACCCCACTCACCTAACAACTTTACATAAGTCTCATTAACATTGATGCCAAAGGCTGAGCAAGAGGCAAACAAAAAGTAAGCCCCTAGAATAGCCATCAATGTCATAGGACGAATGTTCTTAGACAACCAGCTATCTGAGGCCATATCAGCCTGCCAACGCTCAGTTACAGCCTTAGTCTCAGCTTCAAAAGCCCTTGTGTCTATTTCCTTGAGCTTCAGAGCTAACTCAGGATTAGCTTCCAAGGCTTTAGTGACTTCGGACACAGAAGCTGGGACACCTAGCTTATATGCAATAGCTTTAACAGCCATGCCACCCATAGGGCCAGCAACAGCAGTCGCTAGAGCAGGTGCAGCACCTTTAAGTAGGTTCATTAATTCGTTCATAGCTTTCCTTATTTAGGACAAGTCTGTACATGATCGTGTACAACAATATATAGATACAGTTCAAAAGGTAAAAGAATACAGAACAACAAAGTAAGCAACACAAGGAAGCTTATGTATGCTGTCTCGCTAGAAGAAGTGCTATTGTTAGTCCCCATATTTCCAATACTATTAGAGTCATAACGACCACCCAAGCAACCCGATGTCTAATCTTGTTTATAAGCTTAGTTTTTCTTATTACTTCTTCTTTTTTCTGTCTTATAGCTCTTAGGTGAGTTATTTCTTGTTTTTCTTGTACTATCCCAAACATCTCAATAACATCGGTATAAAGAGCTCCTAGCTCAGGAGGGCTTTGATAGATCATTACCTCCCTGATCTCCTTCTGAGCCTTCTCCATCTCCTTCTTAGCTATAACTAAGTCAAGAGAGACATCAAGTAACTCATCAGGCTCAATATACTGTGTGTCTATACGTAGTTGCTGAGCAGCTATCTTTTTATCTAAGGCTATCATGGCCTTAAAGAACACCTTTAAGTTCTTTATCAGCTCATTCTTAATACTCTGCTCATCGTACTCAGGCTTTGGAGCAACTACTCGCTTAGTGTCACTTTCTGTAACTTTCTGTTGAGGAGTGTTACTTGTATCCGGCAGAGACTTAGGAGGAGGCTCAGGTGACGGAAACAGCTTCTCTTTAATGAAGCCCCATATCCCTGTGCTTACCTGAGTTACCTCAGTGGCTATCCCTTTAACCTCATCAAAGGTAGCCTTAGCTTTAAGGACAGTACCTTTATATTCCTTATACAGCTCACATCCCTGCTGGATAGCCTCAACAGCCTTGAGAGCACCAGCAAGGAGGATTAGAGGCATTACTGCTCTTCAAAAGCTGGAATGAATACCTCACTGGTTGTTTCTAAAGCCTGTGTAGGTGCTGTCAGTTCTTCCTCAAAAGAAGGTATAAACACATCTTGCTGTGGAGCCTCAGCAGGAGTACCAGAAGGTGTTACAGTCTGTGCAGTAGCCTTCAAGACATCAAACTTAGTAGGAGCAGCTGTATTTAGTTTTGTCAAAGCCTCTAATGTCTGTTGACTGCCGGGTGTAAGCTTAGCTGTTTTTAAGAAAGAAGCGCCTTCAGGAGTTAGCAGTGTTTTCATTGCCAAATCATCTGAAATAATTCCAGATCTAAAACCACTAAGAATATCTCCACCAAGTTGTGTAATCTTAGCGCCTTGATAACCTAAAGGAGTTGAACCAACCACAGCACTTAACTCTCGTGTAAGACCTTTAGCCGCTTGTTCCTCAGAGCCTAGATTACCTGTTTGAATACGACGAGTAAAGGCCAAGGCATCGTTCATCCTTCCATTAAACTCATTACGATTAGCTCCTAGAGCTTTTGCTAAAGCATCTTGCTGCTCAGGATTCATCATCTTCCAATCTTCAGCCATTGCTTTAAGATCTACGCCTACCGTACCGTCAGAAAGAACACCTGAGTTCTTTTGCTTAAAAGCTTGGAAAATATTATTGTCTATGGCTTGCAAAGACTCAGCTTTATTTTGACCAACCCACTCACGAAAAATAGTACGTTGTGCGCTGTTTAAATTTTCATATTCTTTTGTAAGCGCTTCTAAAGACAGAGACTCAATCGGTTTACCTTTTAAGAACGCAGGCATACCTTGAGCAATTAAAGAGTTATATTCTTTACTTGCTTTACTTGTTGCCTCACGTGCTTGTTGAAGATAGCCTAAAGCCTTTTTATCTGAAGTATTTGTAGCTGTTTTAGTGGCAATAGTTAAGTCATCTTTCATTGCTCCAAACAACGCTTTACTAATACGTTCTTCGTCACTAATAGCTAAGTCACGAACAGCACTTCCTTCTGAAGCTGCGCTTCGGCCCCAATCTTTCAAACGAGCTTGTACTTGTTGTACAGTTAGTGGACGAACGCTTTGCTGAATAGTATAAGCTTCAGATCCGGGAATAGTGTAGGACACCTCTTTACCTGCAATAGGCGCGTTTGTAAGAGTATCTCGTACTGTTTCAGGAGAAGTATATGTTGTTCCTGCACGTGACGGTACATTTACACGAGGTGCAAAACTATCACGTGTCTCTTGAAGCCATTTAACTGCGGCTTTACCGGAATCAGTGGCTGTATCTGTTTGAGCAATAAGCTCATCAATCTTTGCAACAGTCTTAGACGGTGTAAGGATAGCTCTATCGCCTCCTTGTTCAAAAGCTTTTGTAAAGTTTGCATCTCCCGCTTCCGCACGAGCTTTACGAAGAGATTTAAGCTTATCCTCTACGCCACGAGCTAAGTTTTGAGCTGCTTCTGTAGGCTCGATACGTGAAGGACGAGGAGTCATGCCTGACAGTGCTTGTTTTGTTGCTGCGTTGTCAAGCTCATTAAAAAGCTCAGTATATTTTGGATTGCGACGAAGCTCTGCAATCTTAGCAGCTACTTCAGTGTTAGCAGACCCTTGACCTTTAAGCATCAGGTCTTTAAAACGATTAGATTCTTCTTCGGGAAGTTTTCCAAGAAGTGTAGAAACCTTACGATTCTGGAGATAACTTTTAGTCCCTGTATAACCTAGTTTAGCTAGTTGAGCTAAACCTGCAACGCCTACAGCAATCTCAGGAGCGTTGTAAGTCATCTGACCTTCTTGCGATGTAGGCTCTGTAGGCATCCCTGCAAAACTCATTAGACGCTCACGAAGAGTTGGAATAGGTTTTAAAGGATTAGCGGCTTGGTTATACCCTGAAATAACAATATCTGGAATACCTGTTAAAAGGCCCACACCAGCAGAAGTAATGCCACTACCGATTTCACCAAGAACCCCTGTACCTCGGAGCTGTACTTCAAGGCGACGATTAGCATCTTGGTATAGTTCAACAGCTTGCTTATCTCCACGCGCCATAGCAGCACGTAATTGACGGCTGTTTTCCTGCAAAGCTTTAAGCAAATCGCTTCTAGCTTGATCTCGTGTACTTACACGTTCTGTAGCCATTATGTTTTCCTCAATTAGTTATGACCAGCTGCACGAAGAGCAGCTTCAATCTGGGCGCGTGTCTTGCCTTTATTTTTTGGGTCTTCCATAGTTTTTTGAACTTTTTGTTCAAACGTAAGTGTACCTTTAATTGTGCCTGTTGTCGAGGGCTTAGCCCCTAAAGTAGCAAGCTCACGTGTTAGACCCGCCATGTCAGCTTGATTTCCTGATTGAGCTGCTTTAGCATATTCTTGTTGAAGAATGGCAATACGACCCTCATTTCCTTGAGGATTTAAACCTGTTCCTGTAGCGTTGGAAAGCTTCAATTCTTTCTGTGTCTTCGCTTTTTCCAAAGCTGTTTTATTTTTAACCAAAGTATCTTCGACATACTTAAGTTGTTTTTCAAACGAAGGAGCAGCAGGGTTTAGAGCGCGTACAGTAGCTTCCAATTGATCCAATTCTCGACCGTTCAAAGCACCAAAGCCAGTAGCACCTGTAGCTGATTGGTTCTTCATCTCTTGAATAGTGCCGATAACCTTATTAGCCACAACTGTACGCAACAGTGAATCTTGATCGGCAGCTGCTGTTGGATACTTCTTCAACGTATCAACCAACCAAGGGTTAGTAGAAATTGAACCAGCCCGTACATCACGAATCCCTTTAATAGCAGATAACGAATCATCAATACCTGAAATAGAAGAATCAATCTTAGCAACGGCTTGTTGTTTCAATTCTGTTGATTTTTCAGTCTCAATAGTGCCTGCTTTTGTAGGTGTTTTTGTCAAAGTTTGTGCTAACTGAGGGAAAAGATTAACATCAACACCGGGGACAGTTTGAAGCGTGCCTGTTGTAGGATCTTGGAATGTCTTAGGTTTAGTCTCTTGCGCCCATGCTAGACGAGCCTGATTTAGTTTAGCAGGTTCTACTGGTTTGTTCTCCGTCAAAGCCTGCTCAACCTCAGACAATAGATTACGCTTCTTTTCACTATCTGTCTTGGCAGCTTCCCAAGCTTCGTTTTTAGCAATAACAGACTGATCTTTCTGAATAGCGGTAAGCTCTTTGTACTTACCCAACAAGAAAGTACTCAATTCAGGATCATTAGCTGATGCTTGAATAGCTTGTTTTAACGAAGTAGGATCGGCCATGTTGATTTGCTGAAGTAATGCTCTACGTTGTGCTTGACGTTGTAACTGAGGGTCTTGACCACCAAGAGCACCTGCCAAGGCATTACCTAGTTGATAGCCCCCGTACATAGCGCCCATAGAAGCACGCTCTAGTGGATCCATCTGAGCTTGCTTAGCGAAACTAGCCAGTGCAGCTTGATCTCGCTGTTGCTGATACATTTCAGGAGAGGCGAATAGCCCCATAATAGAATCTTGTGTAGCCATTATCTTTCCTTATTAATCGTACCAAGACATCTGAGGTTGAGCTTGAGGCATTGGCCCCATAAATGTATCTGATCCCGGAGTGAACTGACCCGGTTGTACAGGTTGTTGATACATCCAATTACTCAAAGCATTAGTAAATGTTGGGTTCTGAGACAAACCTGAAATAGCGTTACCCCAAGGAGAGTAAGCATTAGCAGCTTGCATTGTCTGAGCCGCACTTCTACCGCCTTGAAGCAATGCTTGACCCGCTTGTCCACCTGCTTGAGCAGTCTTACCGCCAATGTTCATACCTAGAACAAAAGGATCTTGACCAAGAGCTTCAACAGATTGTTGGACACCCAAGTTAGTCTGCAATGGGCTATAAGCAGAAGACAACAAACCTTGACCAAAGTCTACTTGCTGTTGAGCTGCTTGTTCTGCGCCTGCCGCCAAAGCAGCATTTTGCTTAGCAAGAGCATTGTAGTAAGCAGCCATCTCAGGGTTAGTAGCAGCCATATCGCCTGCTGTAGTAGCTCCTGTAGCTAGGCCTCCACGGCCTGTCTGGAACAATCTATTACGAATACCTGCTAGAGCTTGTTCATTCTCAGGAGCCAGTAAAGCACTTTGCTGTTCAATGTAACGCTGACGCACTGCATCAGGAGACTCGCCAAGGTAGCCACGACCTAAGCTTAAAAGTCCTGCTACATCTTGTTGAGCTTGAGCGCCTTGACCAGCTAAGAAGTCTTGATAACCTCGAAGCTGAGGAGATAACGTATAACTAGCGCTATTGACATTTCCTTGAGCGTCTGTACCAAATGTTGAAGTACCAAATGTATTGGTCATCCCTACAGGTCGGAACTTAGCTGCATCTGCTGCCAGTTGAGCTGACTGTAGTTGTGCGTTAGCTGAAGTCTGTGCTGCATTCTCTGCCGCATTTCCTTGTAAATAACCACCGAGGAGTGCTCCTCCTCCCATCACTAATGCTGCTGAAAACGGCATATTAAATTTCCTTTGCTACTGCTACGTGGGTCGCCTTAAAACCCATTTTTTGATAAAAACCTTCGAGAGGTTGTTTTAAATTAAAACTTGAAATTAGCTGAGTAGCTCCTTGTTGTTTAGCGTCTTCTTCAACTAAATTAAACATCTTTTTTCCTATCCCTTGTTTTCTATATTCAGGTTTTAAATAAAACATATCCACTTGACAGCAGGTCTCATTATAGTAAAAAGATTTATATAAAATATACAAAATATATCCTATTGTTTTATTGTTGTCTGTTGCTCTTACTACATGAAAATTACTTAGAAGGTTAATATCAAAAGTAGGTTTTTTATTCTGAAAACTTTTCCAATGCTCTTCAGCTAATTCTGTAAAGTCTTCTACGTCAGCTAAAAAACATTTAGATACTACAGGCGTTTTCATACTAAACTAAGTTAAGCTGTACGCTTCCACATATATACAGTAATATACGGTTGATAGTTAGCGTTAGTACCTGATACACCAGAACTATTAATGCTAATACCTGTGGTTGCTGAGTTAGTTGTAACAGTTTCTCCTGCACTTGAATCTTCGTTAAGTGATGTACCAGACCCAGTATCACTTGGGTTAGATGGGATAGTGTGTGAGTGTCCTGCATCTGTAACAGTGTGGGTGTGGCTTACGACAACAGCATCTGCGCTACCGCCTGTCTCTTCAGCCGTGTCAAACAATGTATTGCCTGAGTCAAAACCAACCAGGACACGACCAGCACCAAACGCAGTCCAAGTACCAAACCCGAGTAAAGTATTAGGATTAGTCGCTACAGATGAGTTAATGTAAACGGAACCTATAGGATAAATAGCTTGTAAGGCAGTTGTAACAAAGGCTGTAGTGGCTATTTGTGAGGTATTTGTCCCAGAGACAGCTGTAGGGGCAGCAGGAGTCCCTGTGAACGTAGGACTTGTAAGGTCTGCTTTAGAGCTAATAGCTGTCTCTAAAGCTTCAAACTCGACATCAATCTCTGTTCCACGCACAATCTTAGCTGAGTCGCCAGAAGGAAGCGTATCCTTACTAGCAAAATCTGTACTTTTAGTGTAGTTACTCATGTTTACTTATTCCCGTTGTATTAAACTATTTTACCTTGTTTAGCTAAAATGTCAACCTTTTGAATAGATAATTGTTGTCCATCTATCTCAGCTTCAAAACCTAATTGAACTACCTTACCAGAGCCTGAAGCATTGGCACTAAGAATATCTAAGACAATCCCTGAAGAATACTGGGATATACCATATTCACCAAGGCCATATTCAGCAATAGAGTTATCTTCAATTACCTTAGTCTCAGATCTATAAGCATAGAGATAATCAAAGTCCCATTTAATAACTAAATCAAGACCAGCTCCGCCTACACAAGTAACCTGAATACGTTTAAGAATAGACGTTACTGTAGGGCTTCCAAGATCAACATACGTAGTGTAATATTCAAAACGATATGTATCTGTATTATCATTATATCCAGCGTATTCGGCTAAATATCCTGTCTGTCCTAAATACAGTGTACGATCTCTAGCTGAAAACAGAGCTGTAGGGTTAATGTTGTTCCATTGCGTTACACGTGCTGAGCCGTCTTGGAGAGCTTGTCGTGTATCAAAACAATAGGTAACACCTGCAAAAGGAAGGTTTAACAGGTAGAAAGCTTCAACACCTGAATACACAGCCTTAATATTGGATAATGTCTCACTGTTCAAGTAAGTCATCAAATCATCACGTACATTCTTAGATGCTTCACGTAATGGGTTAGACTTCTCCTGAACCGTACGCAACAAAGAACGTACACCGCTATCAGACAAGAACAATAAATCAGTACCTGTATTGGCTACTGTATCCCTAGCAATACAACCATAACCAACAATAGTGTCATTCAGCTGCATTGTAGTAGGGTCTGTAGCTCCAGAGTAAATCAATATCTGACGCTTACCAAAAATAACCAAGAAGTTGTTAAAAGCTCCTAAGGCTGTAATCTCATCTGCACCAGCAGGCCACACTTCAGATACATCCAAAGTACCAGCCGTACCTGTAGTCCAGACATGGCCTGCTTGAAGATCGCTAAAAGCCACAGTGTTCTTATCTGTCGTAGTATCCGCAGACCACAAACGACCATAAGCGCTGATAACACAGTTACCTTGTTGAGGTGTACCTAAAGCACCACTCTTTTCACTTACTCGTCGATATGTTGTAGTGCTTACAGCAGGATCAAAGATTAAAGGATCGTAACCACTTTGATAGAAGTAAGCAATACCGTTAAGCGTAGTAATCTGCCAGTTAGCGTCTGAGATTGTAGGAGCTGATCCACCACCGCCATAAGTAAGTTCAACCAACGAGGAGCTATCTAGCTTAAATAATTTAGCTCCAGCAGCACACAAGATATAAGATGTGCCTGAATTAGAGATTAATTCTCCGATGGCCTTAACATCCCCTGTAACAGCTACTTCGTTAATTGGGTTCCAGCCTTTACGAGCACCAATACGTCCGAACTTATCGATAACTGCATTGGTAGCTGTGAGAGCGTAGTTAGTAGACAAATCAAGGCTACTATCCTGCTTATTCAGACCATAAAAGCCCGGAGCAGAGATCGCAAACGCTTGTACTTGCTGAGCCATTACACAGCACTCCAGTTAGCGCCGTCTACGTTACGAGAAGACTCTAGGGCAATCTGATCTGACAAGGATGCTCTGAACAGCTGATAAGCCTCTGAGCTATTCAAGCCACCATCTTCACCCCGCTCAACTAAAGCACGGGCGTAAGCACCCAAAACCACAGGCTCATAAGGCACATATAGAACATCAGTGTCATCGCTTAAGTCATCCTGAGGGTTAGACAAATATACATTGATACTGTTAGTACCTGATGGAATAGGCCAGAAGTTAATCAAAGGTTGACGAGAGACATTAACACCATCGACAACATACATATAAGGATCATTATTTGTAGGATTGTCTTGAGTAATTTGACGATTGAACCAAGCTACAGAACAAGGCTTCAACTCAATATTCTTTGTATTGTCGATAACTTGAAGAATCTTGTATCGATTATTCACAGAAGTCAAAGGATATTGGTAAGTGCCTGCTGAAGTTGTAATTGTAAAGGTTTCAGCTACATCGTTCCAATCGTAAGCATTCTCAACTTGACGCTTTGCATCGTTGACGAACTTGCCGATAAGTTTAGAGTACGTAGTATCAGAGACGTTAGCCACCTCAGGCTCACGGAGCCTAATTAGCACATCGTTAACTAAATCTAAATAAGTCATAATATTTATTAAACACCTTCTCGTTTAAACAATTCAAAGGTACAAATAGTGCTAAATGAACTGCCTGCTTCACTTTGCATTACTACAGTGTCGCCTTCTTCCATAACCACGTAAGCTCCACCATCTTGTCTAACGTAGCTACCAGATGCAATAGTTCCGTTACTGACGTAAATATTAGCTGATGCGCTACTGTCTCTCCAGTAAGCAGTGATGCTCTTGGTGGAGCCTGAGTTATTAAACAAATACATCAAACTCCACTTAGCGTAGTAGCCAGATGGGACAGTGTAAACAGTAGTAGCAGTGTTAGCTACTAAGTTTAAACCTACTGATATAGGACGAGCCATGCTTATTTGTTCTTCTTAGCTTTGTTCTTAGCAGTGCGAGAACCACGTTGAGGCATCTTAGCTTCGCTCATGGCAATAGCAATAGCTTGGTCACGGGATTTAACGACAGGGCCACCTTTACCGCTATGTAGAGTACCTTCTTTGTACTCTTTCATAACCTTACCAACCTTAGCGTTTTGTTTCTTAGTAGCCATGCCTATACCCTTATTATTTGAATACTCTATCAACGAAGAATGTAATTAAAGCTCCTACACCCGAAGCAATAGTCATACCCATCCAGAAACCACCTTTAGACTTATTAGCAAGCTCTAAAAGACATTTAACGTCTTTGCTCAACGTATGTACTTCATTCTGAAGGGATTCTACCTGAGCTTCTAGGCGACCAAACTCACGAGCTGAAACGTCATCCATGTTTAGGCTACGTCAGTTGTGGTTGTTTCAATCTTGCTTGGTCGACCAGACTTCTTAGGTGTTGTAGGTTGTGCTTCTTCAACCACAGGAGCCTCAATCACCTCAACGTAAGCTTTGTTACGACGAGTGCTTTTAATGTCTACCTCATGGATAAACTCAATTACATTACCACTAGCGATACACTTAAACTTAGCCATATTTATTTCACCTCTTATTAGATAGACCAAAGGAGACCCCTTTCAGTGCTTGTGGCACGTTGAGGATCCCCTTCAGTCTAGCTAATATTAAGCTGGAACGACCAAGGCGACAGCGCCGTAGTCACGCAACTCAGCAACACCGTACAAAGTGTCAGCAGTGAACAGAGTACCGAGGTATTCTTGTTTGTACTGAGTTTGTGAACGGACGCCTTGTTGCTCAACCAACACCATAGAGTCTTTGTGGCCCATCAAGCACACACGACCAATGTTAGTACCAGAGCCATCAGCAGCGCTGTTAGCGTAGTCAGCGTTAGTAGTCACATACACTGGCACACCATAGATGTCGCCAATCATGCCGTTACGGATGCTGTTAGCAGTACCAGCTTCGCCAACGCTGTTGAACAAAGTGAACTCGTCCAAGCCCAAGATGGTGTTACGCACAGAAGGAGGAATCACAAAGAAGCGATTGTCCATAGGCACGTCTTGGTCATCAAGGCGTTGGATAGTGCGACGGATACCAGCAGAAGTGATAGCAGAAGCATTACCAGCGTTGGTGTTAGCAGTGTAGTCGAAAGCTGTAGAGCCATCGCCACCGATGTAAGCACCGTTGTAACGAGCACCAGCAGAGCCGCTGTTGAAAGTACGACCCAACTGGATCAAGTCAGTGTCAACTTGCTTACCCAAAGCGTAACCAGCATCATCAGTGTAGAACTGACGCAGGCTAGACAAAGCTTGAGCTTCAACGATGTCTTCGATCAAACGGCTATATTCATAGTGCTTGTTGATAGACACAGTCTTCTCTGACTCAGTAGCAGCGATCAAGGTAACTTGAGTCGAAGCAGCTTTAGCAGATGCAGCGCCACGTGTAGGAACTGGAATGTGAACTGTGTCGCCCTTCTTGCCCTTGAAGCTCATCTTCTTGACCAAGTTAGCAGCAACCAAGCTCTTCTTATATGCAGCTACAATTTCATCACTCCATACTTCTGGAATGAACGTTGCGCTGGTGGTGGTGGTTACGTGATTAGTACCGAGTGCCATTTTAAATATCCTTTAAATTTAAATTATTTTAGAAAAATGATGTTTTTGTTTATCGGATCCGTCCCTCAGCATAAGCAGCCATGATTTCAGGTTGAAGCTGCTCATAACGTTCTGGATCTCGAATCTTTAGCTGAATAAGGTCAGCTCGTCGATAGATCTTCTTAGAAGACTCCCCTGTGCCTCCAGTGTCAACACTCACGGATTTCAAAGCTTTAGCTCGTGAAGCTTGGGTAGCCTCATCTTCTTGTTTAGCTTTTACAGTACGCAACTGTTTAAACGTAGACAACAATTCGTCTGCACTATCGTAGTCAAACTCAGCATCAGCCTTAGCATACAAACTCATACGCACGTTACTTGCTTTAACCCAATTCGCAAACTCTGGATCTTGCACAATCTGGGTGAAGTCGGGATGATTAGCTGCTAGTTTCTGCTGGATTTGCATCTTCTTAAACTCTTGAGCTGCTTGTCGAGCTGCAAGAACGTCAGGATGCTTATCTACAGTGTTCTTAATTGCTTTCTGTGGATCTTCAAAAAAATCTACTTCAGGCTCTATTTCAGTCTGTTTATTAACGCTAGATGTGCTATTTTGTAGGTTTTGCTTAATTAGTTCATCAGCCAGTTTTCGAACTTCACCAACTTCTTGAGCTTGTTTACCAATTAGCTTTTCAGCCTCTTGGTGCATTCGAATAATGTCTTCAGTAGTCTTGCCCTTGTATTTCTCGGGGATTACTGGAGCTTCCTCTTTAGCTTGCTCTTGTTGTTGATTCTGTTGTTCCTGTACTGCGTCTAGTTCACTAAGCGCCGAAGTAGCTGAAACATCTTCAATATTATCGTTATCGTCAATTAACATACTGTCCCTTTCCTGCCAATATCATTGGTTCTAGGATAAAATAAATAAATATTTAAAATAGCTCCGGTATTTCTACTTATGAAGCTTCCGATTTCCGCTCCTGAGCTAATTTCTCAGCTCGTTTACGGTTCCATGAGTCATAGGCACTTGGAAAAGAGCCTGTAATACCTTCTAACTTCATGGAGGGTGCGCTGATAACTCGTTTACTCACTTCCCCACACACCGAACAGATGTGTTCTTGGGTCTCTGATTTAACTAAAGCTTCAGTGCGATGAGAATTAGCACAAACAAACTCAAACATACGTAGGCTCATGTTGCCTCCTGTGTGAGTTCATCGTACGTCTTCTCGTACAGCCCTTTCAGGCCGAGTAACCACTCTAAAATATCTACCTGTCCACGACGAAAGTCTAATGGGTGTGTTTCCGTGACAGAAGATAACTTATCGTAGGTATTCTTAATTTCAGAGATGTCTTCCATTAAATCTTTCCACCCATCAGTGGACATCATTGAGAAGGCATCCTCGTAATATTTTTGAAGTTCTTTGTCCATATAAGGAGAACCTTTGTATGTATAATATAATTAAACGGATACTACCATAAAAAGTAGTACTTTGTCAATAGCTTTTACATAGAAAATCTAAAAATATACAATTAACTATGTAAATAAACCTTTAAGCGTAAGCTTGAATTTTCAAGCGTCTTGAGCGCCTTCAAACTCAGGCTTTTGCTTGATGATTGCGTACAAGGCAGCACGATCAGCACCAGCAACGTACTCGTCACCAGAGATCTGCACTTTACCTGCGCTCAATGGCTGCTTACCAGCTTCACGGGCTTCTTTGCTTGCGTAGCCGTAGAAGGTCACTTCTGTGCCTTGACCTTTGAAGTCTTCTTGCACTGCTCCGATGTTCCAATACTGGGCAGGAATACCGAAGTCTGTGTCTACTGATTTGATTAGGGCCATTTAAGGTTCTCCAAAGTTAAGTTGATACTAAAATTTTATAAGTTACGCCAGCTGCGGATTTAACTGAAATATACCCAGTTGCTGCTGGAGCGCCTGCTGTGTATGTTCCAAACTTTACCAATCCTGTTCCCTTTGGTGTCAGGGCTAGGTCAATGTTGGTGTCTGAGCCAACGGAGGACATTGAAGGAGCAGAACCAGCAACTGACCCAGCAACTTGTAACCTATTGACAACAGAGTTACCAGCTGTTTGGTCAATGATAAAATTTGCATTACCGTTTCCATTCTGGAAGGAATGGTTATATACACCTTTGGTGCGATACCGCATTTCTGCGTTTGCATCACTACCTTGAACACTGATGATTGGGCCAGCACCAGTAGCCGCGCCAGTAACCTGTACGTAGTTCACAGCAGAGGCTGTGTGGGATACTTGAAGTTGAGTGTTGCCTGTGTTGCCGTTTGTGCCAAATTGAATTGCACCAGTACCGTTTGAGTTGAACCCAAAGAAAGCGTTTGTTGAGCCTTGTGCAAGTATATTGGCCCCGCTTGAGGTGGTATTCACCATCACATAAGTGCCTGTTGAACCTGTATCGCGCAGGCGTAAGATTTCGCCACTAGGTGTGTAAAAACTTAACGACTGAGTTCCAGTGCTGCCTAGTGATCGAATAATCGCACCAGACCCCACAGTAGCATAAGCAGCAGCACCAGAGCCACCACCACCTGAGAAGGTCACTGTTGGTTGTTCTACGTAGCCACTACCTGCGTTGGTGATGGTGAATGTCGTGTTAACAGCACCAGCG